TTACTTAATCTGTTTTTTTAAGCTATTGATTAAATCATTTAATGTGTCAATTTGTTTGTCTTTTTGTTCTAATAATTCTCTTAAATGATTAATAGTTAAATCTCGTTTTTCTAACTCAAAAGCTAATTCAGAATTACCACTATAAATAGTATTATGGTTGTGGTTTTGATTATCTTGTTCTTGGAAATATAATGTTTGTTGTACTATTAAACCTTTCTTTTCTGCTTCAATAAGTTGAACAATATCAATATTAAAAATTTCAGCAATTTTTTGCAATTTATTCCAATCAATATTGCTTTTGCCATTTTCTAAATTAGCATAATTACTGACACAAATATCCATGGCTTCTGCCATTTTTTCTTGAGTTAAACCTTGTTTTTTACGCATTTCTTTAATTTTCTCGTGAATTGTCATGATTATTCCTTAAAAAACACAGATAAATACTTAAAAAAAACATTATAAGTCTATGTCTTTAACTATGGTCAAAAATACTATTTTCATCAATAATGAAGCTAGAAATCTAATTTCCCAACAACTAATTTTAGGAGTTAATTATGAATAAATTTCATAAAATCATTAAGTTGACTTTGGTATGTTTGCCATTAAGTGGCTATGCTATCAGCCTCAACGGCTCTTATCAAGCAGTTACCACCAATCAGCAAAATGAAATGAAACAAGAAAAAGCCAATGGTAATACACAGGCTTTAAATAATTTACGAATTGATGGAAATACAGTTTCAATACAAAATCAAACTGTAAAAGCTAAAAAAGAAACCAAAATGACACAAACTGATGGCAGAAATAGCGTTCAAGCGTTGAATAATGCAACAGTAACTAAGAATGCAGTTGTTATTCAAAGAGCAGATTTAGAGAAATTAAAAATGCACCAAAAAGGTGGTAGAAATAATACTCAAGCTGTAAATAATTTGCATATTAAAAAATAATTTTTATTTTTAGCAAGTCTATGTTTTTTTAATTAAATATAGATTTACTATATTTTAATAAAAGGATCTGATAATGAAAAACACAAAAATAATGGCTATCACAATATTAATTTTAATAATGAAAAGTACTTTTTCTGCCCCTAAAATTCCAAGATTTTCAGGGTACAGTAATACTTCTCCAAATGGTTTAATTGGGAGAACAAAATTCAAAAAACAAAATGTAGATAAACATGACGGATATAAAGTAATTGATAAATATGGAAATGTTAGTTATGTAGATAATATTAAAAAACCTAAACATCAAGTTAACATGCTATCTATTAATGGCGAATCAGCTACTAAATCGCAATTAAAAAACGTAGATAGTCAAATTCAAATTAAAAAATTATGCTTTAAGCATTGTTAGGAGATTTACTATGTTTGTTCACCGTCAAATTTATTTATTATCTGGGTTAGTGTTGTGTTTATCGGCTTGTTCTCTAACAAAAACAGAAAGTAGCTATATTCCTGTATCTGCAAAACCTGTTATTGCTAAAAATAATTTATCAGATAAACTAATCTGCTATTCAGATACATTAAGAAAAGATTATTATATATTTGAAAATAAAGAAAATATTATTGGATTATTTGTTAAAGATATTGTAGATGGAACAATCCCAATTAATTCAGTTCATGATAGCTCATTAGTAGATTCTGGCAGATTACAATTAATTAGCAGTTTAAGTAAACTATTTAATAATCATAAAGAAATTATTGTCGCTTACTCTTTTCCACGTGCATTTGATAACAATGAAGAAGGAATCAATAAAACTGGTTATCTATCTGATACCGTATATTATGAATTAGTAAATGGACAATTATTTAAAATGAATAATTGGATTAGGATTCCTTCAGAATATCAAGAATCTAATGATACGAAAAACAGGGTAAAACCAGTTATCAAAGCAAAAACTGCTGATTTTGTTATTGTAGAAGGTGCATTTTCTCGTAATGATTCTGATGATGGCTCTATGAATCGTGGTGGGGCAGGTTCTTTTGAATATGAAAATGAGAAAAAAACTCAAATTGGTGCAGAGATTGGTGATACAAAAAGTAAAAAATTTCTTTCCTTAACCATTGTATTAGCTCATCCTTATACAAATACAATTCTTGATACTGAAATTTTTGAATTAGCTATTGAAAAAAATAAAGGTACAGGGGAATTAAAATTAGGACGTTCTAATATTAATACTGGAATTACGTTTGAACGTGAACAAATTGAAAGTCTTCATAGTGCGCAACAATTATTAATTGATTATGCTGCATTATGGATTGCCGATGTACTTGCACAACAAAACCCAAATTTATTTAAGGAGTTACAAAAATGTTCAACAAAACAATCATAATTTTTGTACTATTACTAATAGTTAGACTATCATTTGCGGAATCATTAACTCAGCCTGAAACTATTCCTTATTCAGACGCTCAAGTTGATGCACAAGATATGCAAAATATCAAATCTCAAATGGCAAGCGAACCTATTTATTATCCACAAGTTTTACAATCCTTACCTCAAAAATTTGAGCCTATTTCCCAGTCGGATTTAGAAAAACCTCAACTTAAGATTATTCAACCAGCTAATGCTAAAGAACAAGATGATGAACGGATGCAAAAGCAGATGCGTTATCTGTTGGCGGTATTGTTTTGGGCATTATTGTTTCAATTTTTGCCTTAATGCTTATTCGCCGTGTTTTAAAATAATCGCGTTTTAAACGGTGGCTGCTATTAATAATTAATTTGTTGATAGTAGCCACTTTTTTTAAAGGTTGAATAAATCATGATTATAGAAATTTTAAAAGAAACATTTACAACTGTTTTATCTGATTTAGGTGTGGTGGGTTGGGGTGTAATTGGTATTTATGTGATTATTTTTGGTTTATCAATCATGAGTTTGGTTATTGATTATAAAGATAAATCTTAACATGCTGATTTACTGGAAAAACGCCAAGAAGTTCGGGCAAGAATTGATGAAATTAATTTAAGGCTGGCTGAAATTCGTTTAGCTCGTCATGAAGAAGAAGAGAAATTGAGATTAGAAGCTGCTGAAGCTCGTGAAAAACAGAAAGCATTTTATGATGATTTAAATGATATTGCTGATGAATTAGATGATGATGAAGATGAATTTGATTTTGAAGAAAGACAACAAATTATTGCAGAAATGGAAGCTGAAGAAGCAGCAATTCAACAAGAGTTGCAAGAAGCTGAAAATGAAGAAATAAATGATGAAAGTAAAGAATAATGGGTTATCAGGTAGGAAATACTTGTTATGCGAATAGAGCTGAAGCTGAAAATGCTTATTTCTCTCAAGTCGTGCCTGTAATTTTGGCAGATGGTCAATTAAGTCAAATTGGATTTGATGGCAAGAATTGGGTTTATCAAAGTAAAGAAATTCATGCTTATTTGCCTGAATGCAGCATTGAGAAGAATTTTAAAGACGGTGCATTAATTGGCTTTTTTGTCATGTCAATTTTTATAGGTTTATGGGCGGTTAATTTAATTATTAAAATGATTCAAAAGGTTTGGTAATGCAAGATTTTTACTTTTATTTGGGATTTGGATTAGTACTACTAATTTCATATGTGATGTTTATGAAAGATTAGAGATGAGAAAAATTTTCTTTTTGTTGTTTACTTTCCTAGCTTTTATTTCAGGCAGCTTGAAAGCTGAAAATTATATCCAGTTTACGGGTGGGAATTATGCTTTTGCTGAGAACGGTAAATTAACTTTTAACCTTGAGCCGAGTTTATTTGAAAATCGTACTTGGAAATATAATGAAACTTCTAAAAGCATTGATACTGAATTCACAACAAATAAAATAACTTTAAAGACAAAACACGCAAGTAAATTCAATGTGCAAAATACAACTTATATTGTGTTAACAGAAAAACAGAAAAATGAGAAGTATCTTGTTCGCCCAATTTTTCATAATAATGGTCAATTTAATAATCAAAAAACATTTTGGCCCGTTGTTGGTATTTTTGTTAGGGTAGCTGGCTCTATTGCTGTTGATTTAATTCCGCCTGCGGTTACTCGTTGTTTAACGAATTTGAAATGCGCTTCTATTCTTTCTTCTGTTGCTGGTAATGCTTGTCTGATTAATCTTAATTGGAGTTCTTCAGGTTCCTCCATACAGTTACCTTTTGGAATATGCTCAAAATTAGCTGAGGAGGGCTATGAACGCGATGCAGACGGAAATTTTGTTAAACAAGTAAAATATGTTGTTAAGTATCCTAAATCTCCTGGAAGTATTGAATTTACTGATAAGGGTTTTTCAACATTTGAAGCTGCTGCTGAATTTGCTTATCAAATGTCAAAAAAGAAAGAAGAATATGAAAATAGAAATGAACCGTGTGTTAAAGATGTTTTGGTAGTTAATGAAAATTTAGCTTATTCAGGTTGCAAATTTACTAAAATGATGGTCGCTACATATAGAGATGTTAAGCCTGAAAATTTAACAATGATAGATTTAGAAAATATAGTAATTCAAGATATTAAAGAAAATCCTACGCCTTATGTAAATTCTAAGTCTTCACTGGGTAAAGAGTTGAGAAATGCTATTAAAGCTACAAAAGCTGAAGCTGCCTTAAATGCGGTTAAAGATGATTCTAAACCTGCTGACATTACTTTAAATCCTGATAATGGAAAAGGATTATTTACCGCTATTAGCGATCCGTATCGTGATGAAAATGGAAACACGATGCAAGATACGGTAACTTTATCTACACCTGCAACTAATTCATCTATTGCAACGCCATCTGGTACTTTAGGGCAAGCAAGTTCGGGTGGCTCGGGCGTATCTCAAATTAAAATAATGTATCTGTTATTTCAAAACCACGTCCTGATAAGGCTGCTGAAGCTGGGGCTGGTGAAAATAATAGTAAAGATGGTAAAGGCAGTTCTGCTGCTGGTATTGGTGGTAATGGTACAGGTTCTTCTTCAGGCGAAGGGGATGGCGATAAGGCAGAAGCTGGTAAAAATGTTTGTGAAACAAATCCTGAATCATTAGCTTGTATGAAAGCTGGCGATGTTGAAGAATCTGCTGGCAATCCTTTTTCAGATGTTCTAAAAAAAGAATAGCAAGACGGTACAAAATTTGAAGTCAAAAATATTCTACCTACTCATGGAACTTGTCCATCTCCAAAACAATTTAATGTAATGGGTCGTACTTATGAAGTTTCTTATTACTGGATTTGTGAATTTGCCTTGCGTATTCGGGGACTGATTATTGCATTAGGTGCTGTTGCAGCTGGTTTTATTATTTTTAATGCCAGAAAGGATTAAAAAATGGGTCGTCTTTTATTACCGCTTTTACAAAAATTATTAGTTTGGGTTGGCTCAAAAATAATGGTCGCGCTTGGCTTAGGTTTCATTACATATAAAGGTTTTGAAACTGCTTTTGAAATGATAAGTAATTATGTTTTATCTAACTTTAATAGCTTGCCATCAGATGCTTTTAATTTATTAATGATGGCTGGTACAGGGCAAGCTTTAGGTATTGTTTTAGGAGCGTTCATGTTTAATGCAACTATGTCCTCTGTATCCAAATTCACAGCAGGGCTGAAATCTTAAGGCTTTCATCATCAGTCCGTTATCGCATCGTTCAGGGGTATGCGTAGTGCAACATATTTGCAAAAACGGTCAAGGTCGCGCAGCGTTCATTTTAACCTTGACCGTTTTTGAAAATATGTTAAACGTCAGCATATACTCTGAATGATGCGATAACGGACTGATGATAACGCGCAAATTGTGAAATGGGTTGCAAAGATTATTTTATTTATAACAGTTTTTTACAAGGGGCAAAAAATGATTATTTTACAAACTGGCGTTCCTGGTTCAGGGAAAACATCAAATATTATTTCTATTTTAATGTCAGATCAAAGCTATACACATTTTACAGATAAAGATGGCGTAAAAAAACAACGTCCTTTATTTATAAATGGTATCAATGATTTAAAAATACAACATCAAGAATTACTGGATGAACAAATTAAAAACCAACCATTACAAGATTTTTTGCCTTATGGTTCACTCGTTATTATTGATGAAGCGCAAAGATTGATGGGTACCCGTTCTGCTGCTTCAAAAGTGCCTGATTATATTGAAGCATTGGCAACACATCGACATCATGGTTTAGATATTGTTTTGATTACCCAGCATCCAAGCTTTTTGGACCCATTTGTAAGAAAATTGGTTCAAAGACATATGCACATATCAATTAAAGCTGTTGGTAGAAAACTTTATGAATGGAATGAGTGTGTAGACCAACCTGATAGCAAAACCAATATTGACCGTGCCATTGAACGACAATTCAGCGTGCCTAAAAAAGCGTTTGATATGTACAAAAGTGCAGAAGTTCATACTAAGGTTAATCGTCGAATTCCAAAAAGCCTGATATTTTTAATTTTGTTTCTGCCTGCTCTGGTTTATTTTAGTTATTCAACCTATTCTAAAATGCGTGATAAATATTCTAATGATGAACAGACAGCACAAGAAATGCCTGCGGAGGATACAGTTCCAAATCATCAAATTGATTCTTCTAATAATAATCAAGCAGTAAAATCGCTTGAGCCTATTATGTTTAAACCGACTATTCCGGAGAAGCCTGAATCTAAACCCATTTACGATTCAGTACGACAGGTTAAAACATTTGAGAAAGTAGTAGCTTGTGTAAAATCGTCAAAAAAATCTTGTAATTGCTACACTGAACAAGCGACAAAAATTCCCGAAATACCTTTTGATTTGTGCCTAAAGTATGTAAAAGACGGATTGCCTTTTGACCCATATCGCGAACAGACACAGTATCATCAACTTCAAGAAGAATTACCAGATGAGCAAACTGAAGTATTTACAGAAAATAACACCGATGCTGTAGAAGTTGCACAGGTTAAGAAATAGTATTAATATATTTTCTTTTTAGGGCATCAAAATGGCTAAAGAAATGTTGAATTTTGCTTTCATGTTTTCTGTTTGCGAATCTTTTTTATGTATTGGCTTAATTATTCTTGCTAATGATTTATATGAAAAATATCCTAAGCTTTCTCTTTACTTGAAGCATTTTTCATTGTGTAGCTTAATTTTAAATTCTTCTATGATGATTTTTATTATTTTTAAAAATGTTCCTTAG